GGCGCGGCGCTGGATGGACTTCGGCCAGGTCACCGGGTCGTGGCCGAACTCCTCGCGGAAGGCGTCGGGCGTCATGCTGGACAGCACGAAGCAGCGCTTGGCGTCGGCCTTGTCCTGGCGCTTGGCGTCGAGGTCGAAGAACACGCAGGAATCGGCGTCGAAGATCGGCTCCACGCGGATGCGCTGCTTCTCGTTCTCGTCGTCCTCGTCGTCTTCGTAGCAGGCGCGCACGCGGGCAGCGCCAAAGCCGCCGCCTACCGCCTCCTCAAAGGCGTTGTCGTAGGCTTCCTCGGCGCCGCTGTCCTGCTCGTCGGCACGAAGCAGGCCGTTGCAGGTGTCGGCCAGGTCAGCCTTGCTGCTGCCGTCTTTCGGCGTGAACTGCACGTCGATGCGGTTGTTCCGGTACTCGTTGACGATGCGGATGACCGCAAGGTGAACCTTGTTGAACTCGAGGCGGGGTTTGTTCTCCCACATCTCCCCCAGTGGACCCTCCCATTGCGCCCCACTCACGCTATAGAAACGACGATCCTCCAGGCACATCGTGCGCTCTGGCCGCATGGCGGCTTGAATCCTGTCGAATTCCTGCAAGGCCTCTTCGTGAATTTCCGCCAGCCGTTCGGCTTTGGTTTTTCCAGCCATGATTGCCCCTTAGACCGTGCAGGCCGCGTGATAGATGCGCTTGGCGGCGATATACGCCGCGTGCGCCTGCTCTGCCGTATCGAACAGGCCGAGGTGCTTTTGCCTTCCGTCAGGCATCCCGATGCGCGCCCTGTATCGACCGCTGGCCTTGTGGAATGCAGCGCCCAGCAGGCCCGAGTGCTTGTTGTCGGCGCGGGCGCGGCGCTGGTTTTGAAGGTTCAGTTGATGCGTCGACGCGCGTAGATTGGCGATGCGGTTGTCGGATGGGTTGCCGTTGATGTGATCGATGACCTCTGGCAATTCACCGCCATGCAAGTGCAACCATGCGATGCGATGCGCGCCGATCACGCTGCCACGAAAGCACGTTTCCTTGTATCCACCCATCGTGATGCCGCCAGCGATGTCGCCTGCGCGGATGTGCCCGGCCGTTGGCTTGCGCCACCTGACGATGCCCGTCTCTGGGTCATAGTCGAAGTGCTCTCGGACAGTCTCCGCGGTGAGAGTCATTTTTCCAGCCATTGCAGCATCCCCCGAATCGGGTTGATGGCTGCTGGCGGCCGTTGACTCAGCGGACCCGTGCGGGTCGTGGTGCGCAATTATCGCGCTGGGTCAGCGCTTTGCAAACGGGCTGACCATCGGGAGCGGGACGACAGGCGGCGGCGGCTTCAGCGTCAGCACCGGGTGCGCGAAGCTCAGCGCCAGAGCATCGCCCCTGCCTGGGCTCGGAAGCCCACGCTTCTTCATTTCCTTCTTTGACTCAAGCTGGATCTTGCCGTCAAGGCGCGGCACAGTCTCGGGCCCCGCCAGGTCATCGCACAGCACCTGATCGTCTGGCAGCGCGCCTCCTTCCTTGAGCCAGTCGCGCGCCAGCTTCCACATTTCGGCCCGCTTGTTGAGGCACCCGACATCGGCGGACTCCTCGGAAAACCACACAAGGCGCCACTTGCGGCCCATCGTCTTGCCGGCGCTCACGACGCCCGTGCCATAGCCACCGTCGATAAAGACTGCTTGCGCCCCGTGCTCGTCTTCCAGTCGTGCGAGTTTGTTCGCCACGTCGATGTCGTTGTCGTTCTTGGCGAACGTGTGCAGAATTTTGAAGTGCAATCCCTGGCGCAACCCGATCACGCCTTCGTCGTCGCCTTCCCATGCGTTGTCCAGCGTCAGAATCTTCGGCGCAAAGCCGTACTGTGCTGCCTTCAGCTCGCGCCCGCGCGCCGCGGCCACGTCGTCAGAGCTGATGAACTGTTTGATGCTCTGCGACGGGAACTGCCCGCGCACGCGCACCTTCACGATGTCGGAATCCTCGCCGTGCGTGGCCACCAGTTCGGACAGGTATTCCTTGTTCGTACCCTCCACCGTTCGGCTGTCGATCTGGCGTGTAACCCACAGATTCCTGTAACGACGGAAGCACTCACGGAACCGGCCGGCGTTCTGCGTTGGGTTTCCGAACGCGAGCCAGATTATTTCGGTGTCTTCGTCGGTCAAAGCGCCTTCAGCCACTTCCCACACCTTGTCGGCGATCTTCGATGCCTCATCGAAAACCAAAACGATGCGCTTGCCTTCGTTGTGCAGGCCGGCGAATGCCTCGGTGTTGTGCTCGCTCCAGGGTGTCGCATCAGCCCGCCATGACTTTTCATGCAGCTTCTCGTACATCGCCGTCGCCGGCACGGCCCACCAGTCGGCATTGATAGCCATACGCGCCCACTTGGCAACCTCAGGCCATGTCTTCGTGCGAAGTTGGGCGTCAGTGTTCGCAGTGACGACGGCGCGCGTCTCTGGGCAAGTAGACATCGCCCAGTTCAGCACCATCGCAATAAATGCTGACTTGCCGATGCCGTGGCCCGAAGCGACAGCCAAGCGCAGCGGCTGGCAGCGAGTCGACGGGTTGTTCAGGTGCTCGCCGATGATCTGCAGGCTCTCTCGCTGCCACACACGCGGTCCGGAATGCTTGGCAAGCGCTCCCTCGCCCCATGAGTAGGAATCCAGCACGAACCCCAACGGGTCGCGTTCGTAGTCCACCATCACATCGGCGAGAAGATCACCCTTCGGCAAGGCGCTTCCTCTGCCGGGCACGCATCTGCTCGGCGCGGTCGGTGATGTCCTCGACTTCCAGCCGGTCGCGCAACATCCCAAGATGGCGCATGGCCAGGGTCAGGGCGGCCGTGCGGTCGATCACCTTGGCCTTGCGCGTTGTGATGATTGGGCCGTCCTCCTGCGCGGTGACTGTCTCCTGAATGTCGATGCCAACAAGCGCCGCCGCGGTGTCATCGTCCAGCTCGGTCGGCGACTTGAGCGAGCCGTCTTCACGGTAGAGCTTGCGGATGTCGAAGAAGGCGATTCGGGCCAGCTCTTTGAGCACACGGTCGGCGGTAATTTCGGTGCGTTCTGCGCGGGTTTGTTGTGCTGCGGCGACAGCGGCGGCTATCCCAGCATTTCCCAGCAGCCGAGGGCCGTTGACATCGGCGTGTTTTGCGCTGTAGCCAGCTCGCCTAGCTGCCGCGCTGGCGTTCAGGTCCACGAGGTATTCCCTGACGAACGCCTCCTGCTTGGGTGTCACGACTCACCCCTCACCAAGAAATCGACCCCGTTCCCGCAGTCGTGGCAGAACTCGCAAGCTAACTCGACCGCTTCGGCTGCGGTCTTCCCAAGTCGCATAGCCATCACCGCGAAGTCGCGTCCACTGCCGATTGCCCACTTCGCATCCTCGATGGTCAACGGGAACGGCGTCGTCTCGTACTGCAGCAGCGGGCCAGATGGCGGAACCACAAGCAGAGACACGGACTCCTTCGAGTCCCGCTGTTGTGCCGGAAACGTCTCTGGCTTGGCACCGTCTTCGACCCACCGCACCATCTCCTTGATCAGCGCCGAAGTGCCGCAGCCGGCCATCAGCAGGCCGCTAGATCGGTAGACCTTGGTTGTGGTGCAGTGCAAGCCGCCGAAAGATGTTCGCTTATCGGCCGCGAGCATGGCGCCATCCCAAGCAACGACCGTCATGACACCACCCCCGCCATCGGCAGCATTTCCGTGCCGTACACCATCCCGAACGTCAGCCTCACACCCTTGGATGCCGCGAACTCGATCACCAGCGTGGCCCGTGATGGCGGCACGGTCTGCCCGCGCTCGTACTTGCTGATGTTCTCCTGCGTGGTCTTCATCGCGTCGGCCAGTTCACACTGCGTCGCGCCGAGCATCAGACGGATGGCCTTGATTGGTCGAATTCTCACTCCCTGCTCCTATGCTGCTTTGCAACCACACTCATACCCACCCCGCTTTAGTTGCGATCACCGCGGCCGAAACCCGAGTCCGAACGCCCAGCCGGTCGAAGATCTTCTTCAGATACCCATTGACCGTGCTGCGCGTGATGCCCAGGCACACGCCGATCTGCTCGTCTTGCCGGCCCTGCGCCATGCAGACAAGCACTTCGCGCTCGCGGTGCGTCAGAGCAGCCAGGGCGGTGCGGTCGGTGTCGGTGAGTGGGATCACAGCGAATCCACCTGAGCCGCAGCCGTCACAGCAACGCCCAGCGCTGGCCATGTGTGCGACCGCATGCCGTAGGTCGGACCTGGCGCCTTCTTCGTTCCTTGCGGCCCCATCAGATCCAGCAAAGCCTGCCGGATGTTCGGGTCTTTGGCTCGCGGGTTGCCGCACAGGTGCAGCTTCACATCCTTGCGGAAGATCAACTTCACGTCGTCAGGTTCCAGCCACG